CGGCATTGACGAACTCGGCGCGCAGCCTGTGCTTCTTGTCGATGGCGTCCAGGTTCGCGGGGGCGGGAGCGTGGAGCGATTTGGCTTTGCGGGTCTGGTCAGCGACTTTGGCTTGCTTCGCGATGGTGACGGCGAGGTCGGCGAGGAGTCCTGGGGTGGTTCCGATGGTTCGAGTGATCCGCCCGATGTCGGCCGCGCAGAGGGCGAGGTCGTCCGGCGTCTCCTGGTTGCAGTAGGCGCATGCCACGTCTCAGCGCCCCTTGCCCTGGCCTACGTAGAGCGTCTTGAGTGGCGCCTGCTGGGCGAGGTAGCTGTTGGCGACAACCCTGCCGGTGAGCCCATCCCACCATGAGCCGCGGGAATCCTTCTGCCAAGCGTGCTCGCGCCCGTCGAGGACGACAGAGTGCGGCGGGAACTTCTCGAGCTGTTCGGCGATGCGGCGCTGCGCCTCAACGCTAATGGTCATCGCGGCTTCCTCCCATCAGCGCCTTGAGGTCCGCTGTCGGGATTGCGCTGGGACGAATCGCTGTGCCTGTGCTCATCGGATGGCTCCTTTGCATGCCCTATGGGCGATGATCGTGTTCGCTCTAGTCTCTTCTGCCGGGGTGCCGGTCATCGGTTTCCCGCAGTACCGGCATGTCAGGCATTCGATGCAGGATTCGGTCTCGCACCGGTGGATGGGCTGGGGTGCGGGCTCGAGCCGCATGGTCGAGGCGTGCCCCATGTGGCAGGGGCATTGCGGCTTCCGGCAGCTCGAGAGGTGGGGCTTCCCGGTGCAGCGGGAGCAGCATCGGGCGATGTCGCGTTTTGGTGGGGTCAGGGGCATGATGCTGTCTCTCGTTCGTGCTTCGCCTCGCAAGAGCGGGCGAGGGATGTGACCGGCCAGAATTGCCCGCACGTGGCGCAGTAATTCTCCGGATGGTCACTCTGGATCTGCGTCGTGGACGCGTTCATTGGCGTCGCATGAGGTGCGGGTAGATGTAGTCGCCGCGCCAGGTGTTGTCCCGCGGGTCGCGTGAGAGCTTGTAGTAGGCGTTCGCCTTCTGGCGCGCGTCTTCGTCGCCGAACTCGTGGATGACGACGATGGTCTGGAGCGCCGTCTCGCGGTTCACTTCGGCACCGTCCTTCGGGCCGCCGTAGAGCATGATCCTAGCCATTCTCGGGCCATCCTTCCTGCCAGGGCTCGGTGGGGTGATTGCGGTGCAGCCGCTCGAAGAGCGGCGCGGTGTAGTGGCCGATCAGGTTCGGATGGGGGATGACGTGCATGATCTTGCCGTCCGCGGTGCGGCGGACTCCGAGCCACGGCCGAATCGGGCTGTTGTCTTCAACGCAGTCCGGGCATCGGTGGTCTTCGGTGAGGCTTTCTGCCTCATCGCGCGCCATGTGGCAGGCGGCGCAGAGGTCGGGGCGGCAGAGGTCGCAGTAGTCTTTCCCGTCAAGGGATAGCCAGTCTCGGTCATAGGCTTCATCGGCGGCTGCGCCGTGATCTTCCCACGCAGAGTAGTCGCCGTCCTCGGTCGATTTGGCGCCACACGTATCGCACTCGAGCCAGAAGTACGGCTTGCTCTTGAGGCTCATGACTTCATCTGCTCCTGGTTCTGCCGGCGAAGCGCGGCGCTCAGGATGATCGTGTGCGGGTCTTCGATGAGCGGCGGGGCGACGACGACGTAATACTGGGCCTCGAGCTCTTCCGTGAAGATCTTGTAGCTCTCGTTGCTGAGCCCGTCGATGGCGAAGTACCGGTCGGGCGCCGAGCCGAGCTTCGACACGGCGCGAACGATGTTCGGATTCATTCGCGACCGCCGATCTGGTTCTCGAGGTCGATCATCTCTTTCGCGAGGCGCTTGAGCTCTTGGCCCCAGGCACGGAACCGGTCGCGCTCGAGCTCGGGCATGCGAGCGTTGAGCGCGGCAGTGAGCATGAGGTCGTCGCTGAAGTCGAGGCCGCGGAGTCGTGCGGCGTTGAGCTTGAAGCCGATCAAGTCCTCGTTGTACGGGTAGTGTTGCGCGTCCTTGCCGTTGCGGCCGGCTTCCTTCTCCCGCCAGGTGGTGCGGACGCGTTCCTCGAACTCGGTGAAGGTCATGTTCTCGCCGCGCTGCTTGAGGGCGACGACGGACGGGCGCTGCTGCGCGGTGGTGTCGTAGCTCATCTCACGCCCACTTGCATGCGTAGCCGTTGTCCGTCGAGCCCCAGTCGAACTCTCGGACGCATTGCAGGGAGATGTGATCGCCGGCCTTGAGCAGGGCGGCGCGGGTGTCGTCAATGGCGTACGGCCGGCCGTCGATGACGACGACGTACCGCTGGGACATGCCGCCCTTCTCGGCGATTTGGCGGGATGCGACTTGCTCCACGTTGCCTTCGACGTGTCGGTAGGCCATGTATTCCGGGTTGAATCCGATTTGCAGCCAGCCGATGAGTGGGAAGAGCGCGAGGATGAGCGCGACGCCGATGAAGCATAGTCCGGTGCCAGGTTCGTCAATGACGAACGCGATGATGGCGATGAGGATGGCGAGGGCCGCGACGCCGAGTAGGACGATGGCGATGATGGTTCCGAATGTGAGCACGTTGAGTGCCTTTCTGTTTTTCGGGAGCTTTGGTGGGAGTGGCACTAGTCTAAGCGTTTTCCGACTAGTTGTGAAGACACTAGCTGAACATTATGAGGATGAAGACTCCGGGGTCGCCGTAGACCTTGTGGACGTGCCAGCCGATGATCCTCGAGTCTTCGGCGAGGATGCCGCGCTGGTTCTTGTTGTGCGTGAGCGCGTCGCCGACGGCGCGGGTGAGCTTGTCGAGGTCGGGCTTCACGGCTGGGACGGGCCAGCGGGGGCGCTGGGGCTCCGGGAGGACGAACGTGGCCCAGATGGTCACGGGTCGGTCGATGGGCGGCCTGTCGCCCCATTGCTCGAGGCTGGCGGCGCGGATCGCGTCGCGCCACTTCCGCAGCTCGGCCTTCACGGCGACGACGCGGCCGCGGAACGCGCTAACCGATCCCTGTGGGACGGGCTGGCCGGTCACCTTGATCTGGATGCACTCGGTCATCGGTATAGCTCCCTGGCCCTGCGCGCGATGGCGCGGAAGACGTTGCGTGCGTGCTCGTTGCACTCATCCCAGGGGATGCCGCCGGTGGTGACTTCGCGGCCGGCGTCGTGCAGTGCGCGGGCTTCCACGTCGAGGTCGATGAGGTCGGCCCGGTGCGCCCAGTATTCGATGTCCTGCTGGGGGAGCCCAATGTTCTCGGTGGTCATTGCTGTCTGTCCATTCCGTAGTTTCCGTGGGGTTGGGTTGTTCCGCCGCGCTGGCGGATTTCTGAGTAGTGGCCGTAGAAGTCGAACTCGAGGATCGCCGTCGGGCCGTGCCGGTTCTTCCCGACAAGCATCTTCATCTCGCCGGCCTTCTCCGGGGTCTGGTCGCGGTGCATGAGGATCACCACGTCCGCGTCCTGCTCCAGTGAGCCGCTGTCTCTGAGGTCGGAGACGCGGGGCGGCTGCTCCTGGCCGCGCTGCTCGGTCGCCCGGTTGAGCTGCGCGAGCGCGATGACTGGCACCTCGAGCTCGTTCGCGAGTAGCTTCAGCGCCCGCGAGGTGTCGGAGACAATCTCGTACCGGGAGCGGGATTCCATGCCGCGGGGCGGGGAGATGAGCTGGATGTAGTCCACGACGAGCGCGTACAGCTTGCCCTGCCGGGCGACGTTGCGGGCGAACTGGCGGATCATCGGGACCGTGATGTTCGGCCGGTCGTCAATGAACAGGGGCAGGTTCGATAGGCGTTCGTGGGAGTCGGCGAGTTTCTGCCAATCCTGCTGCTGGAGGTGGTGCCGCAGTAGCCGGGTTATGTCGATCTTCTGGTCGTTGGCGAGGGTGCGGAGGTGCAGCTCGTGGGCTTTCATCTCCATGCTCACGTAGGCGACGTTCCCGCCGCGGGCGAGCCACAGCGCCACCTGGAGCCCGAACACGGTCTTGCCGACGCCGGGGCGGGCGCCCACGATGTAGACGCGGCCCGGCTCGAAGCCGATGATCGCGCGGGTGAGGTCTTCCCACGGGGTCGGGTACGCCGTCTGGGCGCCCTCGAGCGCGGTGAGCGTTTCATCGAACGTGTCGCCGAAGCGTTGAACAGCGGACGGGTCGATGCGGGCGGCGCGTTCGATCATGCCGCGGGCCTTCTCCACGGCCGCGTCCACGTCTTCCGCTTCGGTTGCCTCTTGGGCGATGGCTACCGCCGTCTCCCGCAGCCGGCGCCGGGTCGCTTCCTTGCCCACAATCTCGGCGTAGAACTCGGCCGACGCAGCCGACGGGGTGCGGGTCAGGCAGTCGTGCAGCCAGCCGATTTCGATGATGCGCGCCGTCGCCGGGTCGGCGGCGGCCGCGTCCATGATGGTCACCGGGTCCACGGCTTGCCCGCGTTTGCGAAGATCCTCAGAGATTTCGATGACGCGGGCGGCGCGGGGCGAGGCGAAGTCCGCGGCGACGACGGGCACCTCGTCAAGGATCTTCCCGCCGGTGAGCAGGATCGCCCCGACGATGCTGTCTTCAGCCAGCGAGGGATCGGACATGCCGGTATTCCTCAATCCACTGCTCGGAGTCCTTGCGTGAGGACTTGTCTGTCATCGTGCCCACTGAGGGGATGCCGCGCCGGCGGCGCTCGGTGATGAAGCCCACGAGCGCGGACGCGGCCTGCGCCGGCGTCATCCTCAGATCGGCTTGGTTCCGGTAGCAGACCGTGCACATGCCCTTGGCCTGGTACATGACTTTGCCTTCGACGGCGTGGCCGCGGCGGTACAGCCCGCGGCCGCAGACGACGCACTTCTCTGGCATGAGGTCAGCGCTCATGGTTCTCCCTCCCGTCTGCTGAGTGATGGGTCACGATCTTGACGGCTCTGGTCGCGTTGAACTGGAACTCGATGTACGGGCCGCAGATGCAGCCGTTGCCGTCCTCGCGGTGCTCCAGCACGTCCCGCTCGGGGACGATGTGCACCTCGTCGCGTTCGGCGTAGAGCGTCGTGCGCCAGCCGGGCGCGTCGGTCACGTGCTCCCCCATCCGGACGTGTCGGGCAGGAGGATCGGCACACCGTCGGCGTCGTGGTTGGCCGGCGGCCGGTAGGACATGCCTCGAGGTGGTGGCGTGTATTCGCCGGCGCGCGTCATCCACGTCCGCCAGGCGGCGGTCCAGTCCTTGAACGCGGTGCCTTTGGCGCGGTGGTGGTCTAGGAACTTCGCTGTCTCGCGGTTGATGTCGATGTGGGCGACGTTCTCCCGATGCCATGAACGCATGGGGTCGGTGATGGGGAAGTGCTCGGGAGTGGGGGTGGCTTGCCGGGCGGGACGCCCGCGCTTTCCACTTCCTATTCCATTTCCACTTCCATTTCCACTTCCATTTCCCACCGAAACTCCTACCGGAATTGTGGTGGAATCCTCCGGGGAAGCCGTAGAGAGGTCCGTGAGGTCGAGCGGAACGGTCCCGAAGTCGTCCATTTCCGGTCCGGTAGGGGGTGCGGGGATGGATGACGGGGTGGGCTTGTTGATCCGCTGATGCTCTTTCCAGCCGGTGATCTGGATGTAGGCGCGGCCGTCGATGATGTACCGGATGATGCGCCCCTGGGATGCGAGCTCGGCGAGGTCCGCTTCCACGTCGCTCGAGGTCACCTCGTCCTCGAGCGGCCACACGTCGGACTTCACGAGCCGCGCGTCGTCCCTCATGCGCCCCGAATCGTCGGCGGCGGTCCACATGCCCACCCACGTGAGCCGAGCCCGCAGAGACAGCTTGGCGACTGCCTCAGACCGGAAGAAGTCCGGCTTGATTGTTCTGATGCGAGCCAACGGCTCACGCCCCTCTCTCTCGGTTGCGAGCACGGCTCATTTGTCGGACGCCGACGGCATCCGTACGGGCATGAGCAGGCCCGCGAACTCGGCATAGTCTTCGACGTTGTGAGAGAAGAGCACAGCCTTGTTCTGGTTCTGGCCGGTCATGCGAATCTCGATGGGCGGCACGCCGTATCCGTTCCCGGCGACGGCTCCCATGTCGGCGAGGAACTGGCCGTTCATCGCGGCCGATGCGGCATGCTCGTACTTGCCAATGTCCTCTGGGAAGAGCCCATAGATCTTCGGGTATTCGCCGAGCGCGAGCGAGATTTCGGCGCTGATCGCCGGCCCCCATTGGGTTGAGCCGGTAACGCTGACCGTCTCATCATCCTTCATCGCGAGCGTGACACGGTTCTCCTTGTCCTTGACTTTGAACACAGTGAGAAGCCACTTCACGGTCGCTACCGGGATTGTCGCCTGGAAGCCTTCAGCGTCCACCTGGGGGAGCCTCATGCGGCCGACGCGATACCGGTCGGTTGCGTAGGCGGTGAGCTTGTCGCCGAGCGGCGCGAAGTGTATCGCGGTGAGGATCGGGAGGGTGGTGTCTTTGGATGCGAACGGGAGGATCGGCTTGATGAGCGCGTGAAGCTGGGCATTCGTCAGGGTGGGCATGTCTAGTTGCTTTCTCTCTAGGTTGGTTGGATTCCGACTATACGCTGACACGCGTGTAGTCGTCACGTAAGAGCCAGAGGCCGCCTTCGGTGGCGTACCTCACGGGCACCTCGAGCGGGTTCTGCCAGCGCTTCAGGTGCCAGCCGTGGCCGAACGCCCAATGGGCTGTCTCGGCGTCGTGCTCGATGAGCCCGTTGAGGCTCGAGCAGAGGACGATGATGTTCGATGGGCGGTTCAGCGAGCGCGAGCCGCCGGCGCCGCGGCCTGCGCGGTGCTGCGGGACGAGCCCTTCGGTGGTGCCGCAGTGCACGCAGCGGCCGCCGTCACGCTCGAGGTAGCGGTCGAACTCCTTCGCTGACATCTGGGCGCGGCGTCTCACCGGCGGCGCTCCACGATCCGGTCGTACGTCGCCTCGAACACTGCCTTCGGGCACGGGTAGAACTCGTTGCCGTACCCGTGAATGATCGCGTCACCGGCTTTGGCGGGCTGTTGCCCGTTCAGGGTTTCGATGGTGATGAATGGCGCCGACGTGGAGGTATCCACGGCCGCCTTGCCGCCGTGCTTATTGATCCACTCGAGCGCGTCCACGAAACTAGGCGGGTTGTCCTCGAGCTGGATCGCTTCGATGATGATGGGCTTCTTTCGGTACTTGATTGGCTGCGTCATGCTTCCAACTCCTTCAGTAGGGGTATTCCTGCAAGGCTCTTATCGCTGGCGATGCCGCGGGCGCGGCGGGCTCGGATGTAGGCGACTATCTCGGCGGCCGTTTCGTCCACTCTCAGATCCGGCTCGTCTTCCACGATCCGCTTGGGGCGGCCGGCGCCCCACGTTGGCTCAATGCCCGTAGGCTCTACCCGTTCGAGCGTCTTGAAGCGGTGGCGGGCTCGGTAGCATCCTGCGCACAGTCCGCGGCCGCCGTGCACCACTTCGTTCGGGTTGCCGGACGGCGGGTCTTTGCGCCGGCGCAGTGGGCGGTGGCAGTCCGGGCATTGGGCGCCAGGAGCGAAGCGGGTCATGGCGTCCGCGGCGCCATGAAGGTGTTCTCCGCTCGGCTGTTGGCCTGCTCGGTCCGCATCCAGTCGAGCTCGGCGTGCAGGATCTTCAGCGCCTCACGGTCAGCGGTGAGCATCTGCTCGGCTTTGCGGTAAGCGAGGTGCGCGTTGAACACCTCGTCTTCCTGTTCGGCGTGGTGTGCGGCGACTTCCGCCGAGCGCTCGCCGTCCATCCGCTTCTTGATGACGGTCCGGCCGAGCATCCGCCCGTACGCGGTCTTCGCTTCCGAGAAGATCCATGCCTGCTGCTCGAGGTCCGTCTGATACGCCCACATGCGGGCGATGATCCGGTTCGCGCCGGTGAGCCGGTTCGCCTCGCGCAGCGCGGCGTCGCGGTCGAAGCTCATGCGCTCTTCGTCCTCTTCAGATCGAGCGCGGCCTCGGCGGCGGCCTCCGGGTGCGTCTCGATGAGGTGGATGGCGAGGTTGAGCGCGGTCATCTCGGCACGGTCGAACGACATGCTCCCCAGGTCCGCGCTGGCGGCGATGCGCTTCCGCAGCCATTCGCGGCGGCGGGTGAGCGCCCGGAGCCGGTGCTCAACTGTTTTCTCTGGCGAACGCGAGGTCACGTTTGCGCTCTCCTTCCAATTCGAGCTTGCATGTCGGGCAGATGTCCCAGGTGGGGACGCCGGCCGGCCTTAGCTCCCAGCCCTGGATGCGGAAGTGGCCCAGGCTTAGCTGAGTCCACGACGGCTCGGAGGCGTGGCCGCACTTGTCGCACAGCATGGTCCAGATGAACCGATGGCCGGTCCACTTCGGCGCCGCGATTGATTGGTAGACCATCGGTCATCTCCTGATGTCGGCGATGCGGCCCAAGATGGTCGCGTAGTCGGCGAGCTGCGTCTGCCGCTGGCATGTGACGCACGTGAAGACGTTGAACCGGTTGCGGATCACCCATGCGACGACGCCGGCGCAGACCGCTTCGATTTGGGTCTGCTGGCAGTCGCCGTGGCCTTCGAGGTGCAGGTAGTGGGATGCGTCCCCGTAGTGCGGGATGCCCAGGCAGTCAACGCCCGTGCCGAACACGTGCTTCGGGTGCCCTGCCTCTTCGCATTGCAGCGTCTCGTGGTAGACGAGCTCCACGGCGGCGAAGAGCTGCGTCTCCGTCGTCATGTCACGCCTCAATCTGTGGGAGGACGTTGGAGGTGATTTCGGCGAGCTCACCGGACTTCCAGGCGTCGATGACGCGCTGCTGACCATCCTTGCCGCCTTCGTAGCGGACCGTGAACGACTTCGGGCGGCCAGCGGGTTCGTACTCGAGGCCGTCGATGAGCTCGCCGTCCTCGGTCATGTAGAGCGTGCCGGCGAGTTTGGATGCCTTCGCGAGCTCGGCGGCCGCGGTGTCGCGGAGCTTCACCTCGTCCCACGCCTCCTGCGCGGGGTGGTGGACCGCCTCGAGCAGATCCGGGCGGTGCTCGCGGCACCAGGCGAGCAGAGCCTCGTCGTCCACCTTCGTCGTGGGCTTCGGCTCGGCGATGGTGATGGTGGCGACTTTCTCGGCGCCGGGGATGTGCACGCTGAAGGACTTGTTGCCCGTCTCGTCGTAGATGTCGAGCAGATCGGTCATGAGGTTGGCGCGGTTCTTGTCCACCTCGGCCTTGAGGATGTCCACGACGGTCTTCTCGAGGACGAACCGGAGGTTGCGCTGCTTCAGAGTCAATTCACTATCTCGCTCTCATGGGCCGGCGTCGCGCCGGTGGGCGGTACCTGCTGGTAGGTGGCGGGCTGCGCGGCGGCTTCGATCATGTCGAGGATCTTCTGATCGGAGCCCGCTTGGCTTGCGGCGTCCCACGCGGAGCGGAGCGTCGCCTCGGGGTTCGGTGTGCGCCTCGCGAAGTGGATCGCCGCGGTGGCGCGCTTCTCATCCCACGGCTCGGGTGGCGGCTGCTCGGCGGCCGGCGCGACGGGCGGTCCTGATACCTGTGCGTCGTCGCCCTCTTCTGCGCGCTTCTTCGCCAATGCGGCATCGGACTTGGACCACAGGTAGGTTCCGACGCCGAAGCGCATGGCCGCGTTGCGGATGAAGTCGCCGATGATTTCCTTGGTCGCGTTCGGGCCGGTCTTGTTGCCGGCGTCGCCGAAGCCGATGCGGGTCATGCCGAGCACGGTGAGTCTCCCCCACATGCCGCCGTCGGAGAACAGCGGAGTCCCGTGCTGCGTGAGCGCCAGCGGCGCCCAGTCCCATAGCGGATCGACTTCGTTGAGGCGGTCGGTGATGCCGGCGTGGCCCACGTAGTCGAGGTGCATCGAGCGCGCATGCCAGCCGCCACAGAAGTACCCGTCGGCGCTGTAGTAGCGCCCGCGCTGCGTGTCCTCGCAGCGCCCGCGGTCCTCGTCGTTCTTCTTGATCTGCTTGGGCAGCTTCTCGAGCTCGTCGGCGGGGAACGGCGCCTTCAGGAGCTCCAGACGCCGCCGGTATTCGTCGGCCGGCATCGTCCGGCCGTCAGGCAGTGCGATGTCGGTCACGCCTTTATCCAATCCTTGAACTCGGCGAGCGAGCCCTTGACCGCCGCCGGCCGGCCCTTGACCATGAGCCCTTCGCGCAGCGCGTGACGGAGGTAGTCGGCGGCTTCGGCGTATGAGTCGAAGACGCGGCAGACGGATGGCCGCGCACGACTGATCGTCTCGTCAGGGGCGAAGTAGTAGCCATGAGGCGCGAAGACTGTCCACGGCATGAAGTTCTTGTCGATGCGACAGAGAGTGATCTTCTTCGTGGGGTAGCGCTCATAGAGGCGCTTCTGCCACTCGGGAGCTTGTGCCATCTCTTAGTTCTCCTGCGCCTTCGGGTGGATGAGAGCTTCAACCGAGACGCCGAGAGCCGCGGCCCAGGTGAAGATCATGTCGATGGTCCAGCGGCTTGCGCCGCGGAGGTACCGGCTCACGGACTCTTGGGTAAGTCCGAGCTGGGGGGCGAGCGTCTTCTGCGTAAGCTCCAGCGTTACGTACAAGTCGCGGATGTTCTGCGTCACGATTGCATCGCGCGGGGCGATGTCGTCGGGTAGGGGCTTCAGTCTGGTTGACATGCAACTAACCTAGTTCAGATGCGACTAGTAGGCAAGTGCCCCGTTACCCGGTAATCAAACATTCACGCAGTTTTGTGCAAGGATACTGACAGGATTTGTAGAGGAAGAATCTCTACTCACCGGTTGACTAGGCGATTCTCACCTATAAGATGGGGAACATGAGTCAGTCAGTCGAAACCCAGCACGACGGCTACGAATCACGCGAAGTAGCCGCTATCCGCCGCCTGCGCTCTCTCCTTGGAGAGTGGCGTATCGCCGACGCAGAGCTTGCGCGCAGAATGCATCGCTCTCAAACGTGGGTATCCGCCCGCCTAAACCTCCGCACACACACGCAAGTCGATGATTTCGATGAGTTCGGAAGGGCTCTCGGGGTTCCGACGGCATGGCTTCTAGGGTTCTCGGATGAGCGGCCGACGGGCCAGCGGATCGCGGCCGTGCCGCTGTTCCAGGCGCCCGATCCGGCGAACCTCCGGACTAGGGATTACAAGGACGGAAGTCTGATGACGCGCGTCGAAGACGTTGTGACGCACGTTGACTTCCGCCGCCGGCGCCTCGCGTCACCAACTCTTCTCTCAGTGCTGGCGCAATAACAGCCCACGAAATGCAAAATTTCTGCTGTGACCTGAGTAACACTTAAACGAAGGTGCGGCATGTTGTCTCGGGAGCCTAACTAATCTCGAAATGCCCTGCCCGCTGGGGGACAGGGGCAAACAAGGCATCGAGGTAATGTAATGAAAATCACTGAGTTCTGGCGCCAGTACATGCAAGCCGAAGGGCTCGCGCCCCGCACCATCGAAGAGCGCATCGCGTTCATCGACCGCATGTGCAAGGGCGCCGGCGCCGGACCGGCGAGCATCACCCGCCGGCAGCTCATCGCCTGGATGGCCGAGCAGGACTGGTCGCCCAAGACTCGCGCCCACTACCGCTCCACGGCGCATACGTTCTTCACATGGCTCCAAGATGAAGAGTTCCGGCCCGACAACCCGGCCGCCCGGCTCCCCTCCGTACGTGTGCCGCGCCGGCAGCCTACGCCGTTCACCATCGATGAAATCAACGCCCTGCTTGAGAGCGGGATCTACGCCAAGACGCGGATGATGGTGCTGCTGCACTACTATCTGGGGCTCCGCGTCTCCGAGATAGCCAAGGTCCACGCCGACGACATCAACCACGTCGCCCGCACGCTCACCGTCACCGGCAAGGGCGGCAAGACCGTCGAAATCCCGGTCCCCGATCACATGTGGGAGCACGTCGAGCGGATGCCTGCCGAGGGCTACTGGTTCCCGAACTGGCACGCGAACAAGCTCTACGCGGCCGGCGAAGGGCACATCCTGGGGCGGTCCGTCTCGGACCTGCTCTCGGACGCCATCAAGCGAGCGGGCATCAAAAGACGACCCCACGACCTACGGGCTGCTACGGCGACTGAGATGAACCGGGCCGGCGTCAGCGCCTTCATCACGCAGCACGCAATGCGACACGAGAGGATGAGCACGACGACACTCTACACAGCCATCGATCCGGAGCAGATCCGACACGGCCTCGAGCGTATGCCGCTTGTGTCGTGCCCGTCCGTATCGCACCGGCGGAAAGTGATGGCCTAAGATGGGGCGACATACTGCCCCGGTAGCTCAGCGGACAGAGCGGCCGACTTCTAATCGGCGGGTCGCGGGTTCGATCCCCGCCTGGGGCGCACGAGAGGGGGTGAATAGCATGGATGAATACGGGACGCACCTGGAGAAGATGAAGGCCAAGGCCATCGACGCCCGTCGTGGGGGGCTCATCCTCGTCCTCGTCGGCGCGGTCCTCCTGCTTGCTGGGATGACGTTGTTCAACCGATCCCCACTCTTCATCGCTATCGGCATCATTGCCGCCATCGTCGGAGCCGTCCGAATTGGCATCTACAAGCGCCGCGAGGACGACATCACGGCCCAGATCCTCAAGCACGGCTCACAGGAGACGGTGTGACTGAGTGGACGGACGCAGACAGGGCTGAGATGCGGAATCTCACTGAGATGATCGCGTTCAACGCCGCGTACGAGATCCCGCAAGATCCGGCGCAGCTCGAGAAGTACCGCGAGATGGTCACGCGCCGGCAGGAATGTGTGAATGACTTCCTCGAGCGCCGGCGCTACGCCTCTTAAATGACGAAAGGCGCCCCATCTCCCGAATTTGGGAGAAGGGGCGCCTTCGTCATGCCACCTGGAATGTGCCGCAGTCCACGAGCACCGGGCCTTCGTCCAGTGTCGTGATCTTCGCCTTCGCCCGGTACGTGCCGGCCGCGAGCGCGTCGAACTTCACGCAGTATTGGCCGTCGATGTAGTCCGCGGCGCCGTACGCGCCCGGCGTGGTCCCGTTGAGGTAGACCGCACCCTGCACGGTCATCCCCGTGGTCGGTGCCAGCGGCGAGCCGTTGACCTGGAGCCGCAGCGGCACGTATTCGTTGGTCGAGCCGAGGTCGATGACTTCCACCAGGAGTCCTCCCTGCCATCTGCGCTGCACGGCGTTCGCTGCCCAGCGTCGGTTTACGTTGCCCTTGAAGATGCTGAAGTGCGGCGGTTCGGTGCGGATGAACACCGAAGGCGCCGGCGCGGTCGCCGAGCTCGTCGCCACGGGCGCCAGCACGGTCGCCGGGATGGATAGCGACGGTGCGAGTGCGGTGGCGCTCGAGGTCGCCACTGGCGCCAGAACAGTCGCCGCGGCGCCCGTGGAGATGGTGGGTGGCAGCGCGTCCGCACTGGAAGTAGCCACCGGCGCGAGCACGGTTGCCGCGCCCGAGATGGTCGGCGCGAGCGCGGTGGCGCTCGAGGTCGCCGTCGGAGCGGCGATGGTCGGCCCGCCCGAGGTGCCGTCGTCCGTGATTACGTCAACGCCGTACCAGTTGTCATTGAACGTCGATGCGCCGGACATGTCGCCCGGTCCCTGATAGCTGAAGACGCCGTTGCCGGGCATGACTTCGGATGTCGCGGCGCCGTAGAGCGCACTGCCGTCCGATGCCTGAACCGGCGTGCCGAACACGTGGGCGGTCGCGGAATAGCAGCCTCCAGGGAAGTAGACCGTCACCCAGTATTTGGTGCCGACGGACAGCGCAACCGGCGAGGCGAAGCTCGCCGTGTTCCACCCGCCGGCCGTCACGCCTGAGAACGTGACGTTGCTTAGCAGAGTCAGAGCCCCCGCGCTGTCGCCGGACGAGAGGTAGCCTTGATAGCCGGTGAGCGGAGCATTCGAGGTCGGGTCGAGGTAGAACCTGATCCCGGTTGCCGTCCACGTGGTGCCGGACGTGATGTAGAACGCCGTGGCGAGGTTGACCTGCTGGGTATCGCTGTTCTGGACATTGGCGGGGATCGTGGACCCGAATAGGGTGTGCTGGGTCATTGACTCCCGCCTCCGTTAGTTCGCCGTCTGCGTGACGATGCCGGACGCGTTCCACTGGATCGTGAAGGGCGCGTTCGTGCTCACGAAATCCGTGGTGAAGTCCACGTAGCAGATGAGCGGGTTTGTCGCCGCCGAGCCCGGCGTAGTGTCCACCACGACGGCGTACCGGGCGGTGATGGTAGAGCCATTCCACACGCTGTCCGCGGCGTCGAGCGTGACGACGTTCCCGGCCTGTGTGAGCGTGACCGACGTGAGGGCCTGCCCGCCGGCCGTGTACCCCGTGCCCACGACTTCGCCCGTCAGATCGGACTGGAACTGATGGGTCGCCTGGGCCGGCGTGTACGCGCTCGTGAGCAGCATGACCTTCAGTGCGTCGGCGCTGAGGTCTGCCTTCTTCTTGGCGAGGTTGAGAAGAGCGTTCCCGTAGACGTGGGCGGTTGCCATCGCTTAGCTCCCTGGGGTGAGTGGTGTGGTCCCGCCCGAGTAGATCGGCGCCGGCGCGACGGGCGGCGTGACAGTCGGGTCGGGCGCAGCGGCGAGCTTCGCCGCGGCCGGCGCCGGCACGTAGATCGAGGTGGGCACTTCGGGAAGATCCGCTACCGACGGGATGGCCTGTGCCAGCACATTCTGGCTTGTGCTGCTCTTCACGCCGACAGCGGCGAGGATGTCCGCGAGCCCGGTGGGCTTCCAGAGCCCGAAGTGGCCGCCGACGCTGATGACGAAACCGGCGAGTGCGGTGAGGATCGTTTGGAAGAGGTCCAGTGTCGCCCCGGTGTCGTGCGCGGTGAGGACGCTCGAGACGACGGACACCAGGAGTGTGAGCGCCCCGAGCAGTAGCGCCTTGAGGTTCCCGGATGTGACGCGCGTGGTGACGAGCGCGACGAGCAGGGGCAGGATGAACTGGACGATGAAGCCCAGCCCCGCCCAGAGGTCGAGGTGGAAGACGATCATGGCTTAGTCCTTCGGGATGGGTCGGATGAAGTTGCCGTTGCGCGTGTCCCATGCGGCGCCGCACGGGCAGCGCATCCACCCGCAAGGCCGGTGGGGAGGGTTGCAGTGCTGTGTGGCGAACGCGGCGGCGAGCCGCCCGCAATGCGGGCAGCGCGCCGCCAGCCGCTCAGGCATTCTTGTTCAGCGAGAGCGTGTACTCGCCGAAGGTCTTCGCCACGCTGTCTTCGATGACTTGGCTGAGCTCGTCCTTGCTGAGCCCGTTGCCTGCGGCGACGGCCGCAGTGAGCGCGTCGATCTTCGAGGTGAGCGATGCGATGAGCCCGTTCGTGCCGGCCGCGATGGAATCGGCCCAGCCGTTCGCGAGTGCAATGCTTGTCGTGGTGCGCCCGGATTCCGGAACCTGGCCGTTGAATCCGTACCACGGGACGGGGTGGTTCAGAAGCTCGTCTGCGAACGCGGCGCGCGCCTGCTTCTCGACTTCCGACGCCCCCGCGAAGATGTCCCGCTTGAACGTCGGGTCAACAAGGTACTTGACCCAGTTGTAGAGCTCGGTCTGCTGCTGATCGTTGAGTGCCATGAGGAATCCCTCCAATTGAGTGACGCCGCCGGTGGATGCCGGCTGGACATCCCCGCCATAGGCGATTGCGTTGATTCGGGCGCGCAGCCCGTCCATCGCCCCAGGGAGCCCCGTGGGGTCGATCTTCCCGGCCGAGCTGTACTCGTAATGGCCGAGCTGAAGCCGGCCCTCCGGTGCGAGGTACTGAAGGTAGTGGAGCTCGAGGGCGGCGCCGAGCCGCGGCATCGCGTCGAGCTGCGCGTCGGTCCAGTCCCACGGTTCGACGCCGCTGGATTCCATCTCGATGCCGATGAGGTAGTGGTTCCCCATGTCGGTCGGGACGCCGGGCGCCGAGCCCTGCCCGGCGTGGTTGGCGACGCCGGCGGCGACGACGTACACCTCTCCCCCGCGGCCGAGGCCGAGGTTGCACAGCGGTCCGGCGAGGTCGGCGCGGCCGTTGACGAGCATGCTCAGGGTCGGCATGCCCGACGTGTAGCTGCGCGCGCTCGAGGTGGCCGTGTGGTGCCAGAGCACTCCGCGGACCTGCTGGAGCGACTGGCCGGCGTACCCGCGGGATTCCCACCCGTCGCACGTGATGACTTGGAGCCCGGACGCATAGCAGGCATCCGCAAGGTCAGTGAGCATTGGGGCCTTCTTTCCTGCCGTACTGGCGGTACAGCACCTCGAGCATGGGAGTGAGCTTCGCGGCCTCCCTCAAGTGGTTGTTGAAGGCTTGCCGGTCGTTGGTCTGCGCCACCGTGAGCGCGGCCGTCGTCTCTGTCAGCGCCGTTACGCTGCGGGCGAGCGCCTGCACATCCTGTGCGGTCGCGAGCTTGTCGATCCGATCTGACAGGGACTCGTCGCGGTTGTTGATCGATCCGTAGATGTCCGATGCGTGCTTCGCGGCGGACTCGGCATCGCTCTTCGTCTTCTTCACTGAGCGGCGTATCGACTCGAGCCAGACGCCGAGCGCGCCCGAGACGATGAGGCCGATGCTGCTGATGATCGCCACTGCTACCGGGTCGCTCACGGGCTCAGCCGTTCTTGGACACGCGGAGACGGTGGTTGACGATGGCGTTGTAGGTGGAGCCGCCCGTCTGGACGTAGACCAGCTTCACCTGGCCGCCGGCGGGGAGGTTGAGCTCGATGGAGATGTCATGCTCGAAGGCGTTCGGCCACTGGTGCGCGGTGAGTCGCCCACCGGAGCCATTGTTGAAGGCCATGAACACAGGGGCGCCGGCCGCGCCAGCGAGCACGAGGTACCAATGGAACAGATACCGTCCAGGCGCGTTGACCTGGAAGGTATCGTTGGCCGGCGTAGAGCCGAAGCCCGTGTAAATCGAGTTGGACGACGTGTCGAGAGTGCCGATCCCCGGCCCCCACGCCGCACCGTTCGGGACAGTGTTCGCCGGGTTGCTGAACGTCCACTCTTCATGTGGGGCCTGCCCGAACCATGTCGAGCCGTCGCAGCGCTCAATCGGAGCCTGGGCGATGTCCGTGCGGATGACGGCCTTGCCGTTGACCTTCGTGAGCGCGTCGCGCTGCGCCTGTGTCGCCTTGATGAGGACGTTCGAGCCGTCGGCGAGCTTCGTTATGTCGCCGGTCGGATCGTAGGCGTCCGAGTTGACGGGAACGGGTATGCCGTTCTCTCTTGTGACGGGCATGTCACTTCCTCCAGTCGAGCTCGATGTATCCGGACATCGGGCGCGTGTTGCGGCCGTAGAATCCGGCGTACGGGTTGTTCTGGATGGCGATGCCGCCACCGTTGAGAAGGTCTGTGGCGAAGGACAGCGGCAGGTTGTATACCGTGTCGCCTTGGTACGGCTGCGCTGTCACGGTTGTCGAGGCGCCGCCGATGGTGACGTTGCCGCCGGGCCGGCTGGCGTTGAGGTGCGTGAAGAGGTTCACGGTTACGGGTGAGCCGGACTGCCCAGCCCCGTTGCGCTGCCCGAGAGTGAAGCGGATCGCGGTGATGGTCGCGCCCTTGAGCTGCGCTGCCGAGCCGGCATAGAACCAGGCGCCCGTGACTGGTCCTTGACCGATGTCTCCCTGGAAGACGTTGTTGCCGCCGGCCCACGAGTCCCATCCGCCTGGCGCCCAGTAGGTCGAGGTGTCCGACGCCGCGAACTTGCCCGTGCCGGTCGAGACGGTCGGCGGGGGCGCGACGATCTGTGTGGGCGCCGCGCCGGCGGTCAGGACGCCGACTTTGCCGAGCACGGTCGGCGAGCCGCCCTTCCAGAGAAGTCCCACCAGATCCCCGACGACGGGTGCGTACGACGAGAGGTAGTCCGCGGCGTAGTCCACGCCGTCGGTGCCCGTGACGGTGATGGTGCTCGAGGACGGTGGAACCGTCTTCACGTTTGCCCGCCCCGGTCGGTAGTTCGCCGCTACGCCGCCGACGACGAACGCCTCCGATTGCCCTTGGGCGCGCTGGATGAGATCCACCTTCACCGTCTGGCCTGCGGCGACGGTCACGCCGTCGAGGAAGGTTGCTGGGATGATGTTGCCGCCAACCGAGACGACGAGCTTCCCCGTCGAATCGGTCACAATCGTTCCCCTGTAGGGGGTGACGGCCTGTGTCTTGAGCGTTGCCGCTGTGTTCTTGAGGGGCACGGCCGCCACGCCTCCTTATTGGTTCAAGAGAAGATCCCCGGCTATCGAGGTCGCCGAGCCCGTGCCGAATGCGAGCTGCACATCCGTGTAGGCGCATTCCACGTCGAGCGTCATCGCCTTCGGCGTCTGGCCGCCGCTGAGCGTCATGGTCGCCACCTGGCCCTTGACCTTCGGCACGTCGCCGTTGGCGCGCGGCGAGTACACGGTCACGAGGTCTCCCTGCTGGATGTGCGGCAGAGGCGGGCATGTGACACGTAGGGTCTGGGTCAATCCCGAGATGAATGTGTCCCGCATTGTCACTGCGTAGTCGTCGCACTCCTGCTGCGTGGTGAGCATCGTGGACGAATACTTGGTGACCGAGCGGCCGAAGTCGCCGCCCACCTTCATCGGGCCGCCCGTGATCTGGGCGATGCCGCGCAGTGGCGCGTTCGAGCTCTTGTCCACGCCTTCGGCGACGAACACGTTGTAGAGCTTGTCCGATGTCATCGGCCTCCCCACGGCGACGAGCAGCCCCTCCGGTCCGCCCTTGAGCTCGATGGCGGTGGACTGGTTGGTCAGCGGGTACACCTCGAGTTGCCCGTCGCCGTTCATCCTGAAGTCGCATCCGATGCGCTTGCACAAGTCCTGCACGGCCGCGAGCCGGTCATCCTGGTAGATGAGCGTGGTGTTCACGCTTCGGTCCGCGACGCCTGCCGACGCCACAACCGTGATCCCGCTGCCTGCCACGAGCCGCTGGAGCTCGCTGAGGATCGTGGGCGCCGGTGACGCCGGCGGCGACTCCGGGGCAATGAACTTGTCCCGCTGGATCTTCACCGCACGGTCGTCGCATGTAAGGGACAGGTTCGCGCCGCCGGGCACCGTCTTGAGCCGTTTGCCCGGCTGGATCGGCGTGTTCGGTGTGAGCGTCCCCTGCTCGTCAATCAGGTAGTGCCGCCACTTCTCGTCAGGGTCGGAGTTGTGGATCGGGTACCACCCGAGGTTGACGCTGCCCGCGCCGCCCACCTGGTAGATGCACTGGAGCTCGGCGCCGCCGACGCCGAGCGAGTCGTCCAGTAGCCAGGGGGCGAGCTCGCCCGTCTCGTCGGGGATCGTGATACTGAGGGTCTGGATCACTCGCGAGCGGTCCCACGTGAACGTGAAGCCCGAGATGTTCAGCGGGTCGCTGGTCTGGACCTTGCCCCCGTACCACGGCCACACGATGAGCTTGTCACCCTTGCGCGAGCCGTACAGCGCCTCGAGCGTTCTAGGGTCGATGGTCCGCACGAGCTTCCCCCGTCAGTAGTAGGCGTTCGCCGATCCGGTGAACGATGCGCCGTCGCCGGTCACGTTGACGTACGGCCGGAAATACTTGGCCTTCACGTCGAAGCGCCGGATGATCGTGCACGGCGCCGTGATGGGCGCAAACTCATCCTTGGCCGGCGTGGCGTCGGCCCATATCCCGCCGTCGTTGGACCACTGGAGTCCGAAGACGATTTCGGGATTCGTGCCGGCCACGTCGGACACGTTGAGGATGATGCTCACCCAGTCCTGCGTGCCCATGAGGGTCGGCATGGCCGCCGTCGCTGAGGATGTGATGGTCCCGGCGAAGATCGCCTCTGTCGATGGCAAAGTGGTTCTCCTTCGTCACGCCCCGGATGGGGACTTCAGCACGTCGAGGTACGTGTCGCCGGTGTGGGCATCTAGTGCTTGCTGGTATGTGGCGAATAGCGCCTTCACGTCGCCGTAGGTCCACACGGGAACCTGGATGCGCAGCGTTGGTGGCGCCACCGTGTCGCCGACGAGCTCCCACAGCGTCATCTCGCCGTTCCACGCCACGGTTACCGGCTTCTCTACCGGCTTCTGCACAGCCATGTACGCCTTGCCCGGTATCTCGTCGCCGGCGCCGTTGGCGCCCGGCCGGATGAGGACGGTCGTGCACTGCTTAAGCAGGTTGCGGAGGTTCGTGGTCGCCTGCGCGGCCGTGGTTACCATGTTCCACGGGACGCCCGACGCGGCCAGCCGCTCCCCGCCGATAGCCACGGGCTCATTGGAGCCCATGATCGGGATGACGCTGATGTCGGCCGCGTACTCGAGCTGCTTCAGCGCCGCCGCGGTAAGCGCCGGGCTGTCAGGGTAGTCCGCGCCCGAGTCCACGGCGACGGCGCTCGTCGGAACGAGCGGGTCTTGAATCCACCACGTATCCGAAGTGACGGTGATCGACTGCGTGGGGACCGAGGCGCCGACGTTGAGCCCGCTGAGGATTTCGATGCTGAAGTCCACCTGGCGGTTCAACGCCACCTCATAGTCGATGATGAGGGTGGAGTCGTTCACGGTAATCTCGCGGGCTCCCCGCACAGCTCGCCTCACACCGTCGGCCATCACCCAGAGGTTGATGCTGTTGTCCGTCGGGGTGAAGTTGGTGAGTGTGACTTCCACGCGCGGGCAAGGCGCGTCAGTCTTCGCGACGAGTCCGATGTCCGGCGTGTAGGTCTTCTCCGTCGAGGTCGAGGCGTTCGCCCCAGATAGCCACGCATACATGCGGCTGTTCGCGTTGACGGACGAGCCATCGAAGTAGGTGAACGGCGTTGTCAGCGCAACCGACGATGACGCGTTCGGCGCGCCCGTCCAGGCGTAGTAAGTCGTCGCAGTCTGCGCGGTCGAGCCATCGATGTAGGTGCCGAGCGTGGCGACGTTTCGCTCAACCTCAATCTCGTCGGCGTTGAAGCTGTTGCCGCTCGCCCACGCGGCCGTGCTGAGGAACCCAAAACCGTAGGATGCCGTAGCGTCAGCATTGGCAGACGTGAGGGTCAGCGAGCCGGTGATCTGCGTCCACGTGTTCGCTGGGCAGGAAATCGCCGCACCTCCGCTGCCGCCCGTGTAGGTCGGAAGCGGCCTCTCCCAGTAGGGCTGGATCGTCATGGTGACGGATGGGTAGACCCAAACGGACCACTTGATTGTGTCGCCCGCAGCGAAGCCGGGGTTGCTCACAGCACACTTGGCGCCCGAGGTGCCAGATGCCGTCAGCGTTTGCTTGTAGGACGACGTGCCGCTGTGGAAGGTCGTCGTGTCGGTGATCCGGGTCGAGGTCGTGGAGCCGAGGGGTGACCAGTTCGTCAGGCCCGTCGCTGCCGGGTCGAGTGCGAGGTTTGTCTGCGCCACGGGGGGCGCTTCGAGGAACACTGCGTCGAGGTAGAAGATCTGCCCGGACGCCGGCGTGCTTGCGAAGTTGAATTGGATCGAGTGGGATGTCGCTGTGGCGATGAACGTCTGTGCGATGCGAGTCCAAGCGCCCTTCACGGTTGTGGTGACATCGCCGCTGGTGAACCCGGCCACGTGGGTCGCAACTGCATTCGCCCCGCCCGAGGTTGGGATGTAGACGTAGCCGCTCATCGTGTAGACGGCGCCCACGGTCAGCCCAGATAGCGCGAAGCTCGCGCCGCCGGATGTTGACTGGCACGTGACCTTCATGCTCTGCAAGCCGACGTACTTCTGGGAAGTATCGACGGCGAGCAGGGAAAGCGTCGTGCCGACACCGAGCCAACCCGTCGTCCCGGTTTCGAACGACGGGTTGGTCACGAGGTTGGTACGGGTGACGAGTGGCACGTCAAACTCCAATCCGCCGCCGGGAGAAGTCCCGGTCGGCCTCTTCCACGACGGCTTCCGCCACGCCCTTCACGTACCCAATGAACTCGCCCGAATCGAGGTAGAGCTTCCCTTGGAAGGTGGACGGGCCGCCGGCGCTCTTCGATGCCGCCGAGCTCGAGACAGCCATGTTCGTCACCTCAGCGCGCGAGGCGCCCGAGCGGATCGCGGCTCGCAGCGCGTAGACCGCCTGCTGGCCGCCAAGAGCGTCCACGTCCTTATCGCTGAGGACGTGCTCGCCGGGCGCCAGCAAGTGAGGCACCGAGTCGATGCCCTTCGGCCCCGGCCCGTAGACGGCGCCACCGGATGCCTTCCGGTACATGTTCCCGTTGGCGTAGTCGTTCGCGGTCTGCATCGCGTTCGCGGTCGCGGTGTCGCCGGACTGGCGGGTCGCGAGGATCACGTCCTGCCGGTACGTGGTGACCGTGACATCGACTTGCTTCTGGATGTTGTTGATGGCGCCCTGGGTCTGCTCGGCCATCTTCTTCGCGTAGTCCGACATCCACGAGTTGATGTCCACGCCGGGCGGGACGTTCATGATGTCCCGTGCAAGATCCTCAGCCGCCTTGCCGGTGATGCCGAACTTGGCGGCCGCGGCGATGAGCTTGTCATGCGTCTCCTGGAGAGCGCCCGTGACCTGCTCCTGCGAGTAGACGTTCTTGCCCATCTCGTCGCGCTCCGACGCCATCGCCTGCACGTGCTCGAAGCCCGCCTTCGCGATGCCGTCCAGCGCAGCCTGGTTGTTCCGGCCCTTCTCGGTGTGGATGTCGAGCGTTGTGCCGTTCTCGGTGATGGACTTCGTTACGTCGTCCATCGCCTGCTCAAGCTGCCGGGCGGTGTCGCGGGTCGAGAGGTGCTGGCCCGACGCCTTCAGGAGCCCCTGCGTGAACTTGTCGAGGTCTTCGACATCGCCGAGGATCCCGAGCCCGAGGTCTTGCAGCGCCTTGAGCTGGTCTTGGGTTGCCTGTACGGCTGCCTTCTGAGCTTCCGTCGCGCCACCCTGGGCCATCTGCGCCGCCGCGAGGCCGGCCGGCATCTTGCCGAGTGCGAAGTTCAGTAGATCCTGTGGCTGGAGGACCACGCCCGCGTCGTGCGCTACCTTCAGGAGCGCATCCGAGTAGGCCGGAACATACTGGAGAGCGTCGCTTGCGCCCTTCCCCTGCCGCTCGAACTCCTGGGCGATGGCGCGGAATGTGTTCTGCGCCGTCTTTAGGTCGCCCGAGGCAACCATGCTCCCCATCGTCTGGCCGATTTGCGAGAATCGGTCCTTGACCTGTCCGAGGTCCGACTTGGCGCTGCCCGTCATGCTGTTCAGCCCGTCGGCCACGTTCTGCATCCATTCGGGAAGCGCGGGGTCGATGATCGCGTGCACGGCGCTTGCAAGGTCTTTGATCCGCGATCCGGGGCCGCGGTCGCCGAATGCCGAGTCCCAACTCGTGAACAAGCCGTTGAGGTCGTTGTACGCACCCGTCTGGCTGAACTTCATCATGGCGTTTGCCATGTCTTCGACAGATGTGACCGACTTCTGAGTGAAGACCGTGTTGATGATGCGGAGCCCGGCGATGGCTCCGGCGGCGACGCCCGCCGCCAGCCCGATACGCCCGAGCGCGGTGACGAGGTTCGGGCTTGCCTGGGACATTGTCTTGAACGCCTGGATGGTGTCAAAGACCTTCGGCGTGATGGTGAAGAAAGCTCCGCCGAGTAAGAGTGCCCCTGACGTGAGGCCGGCGAGCTGAAGGAGACTGCCCTTAGTCCCCTCATCGAGGGAATTGAACTGTCTCAGAACCGATGTGAGGCCCTGCACGAGCGGCCGAACGAACGAATCGCTCTGCTCCCCCATCTGGATCAGGCTGTTCTGGAACGTTGCCTTGAGCTTGTTGAGGTCGCCGCTTAGGGAGTCGAGGCGCTTTGCTGCCATCTGCTGCGCGGAGCCGGCCACGTTGACCTTCTGCGTCCACTCATCGACGCCCTTCGCGCCGAGCTGGTACAGCACGGTCGCGGACCGGATCGCGTCGGTGCCGAAGATGATGCCGAGCGCCGCGGTGCGGGACTTCTGGTCGAGCCCGCCCAACTTGTCCTGGAGGACACCGGCCATCCCAGAGAGGCCGATGAAGTTGCCCTTTGCGTCGTAGAGCGAGATGCCGAGCTCATCCATCTTCTGCTGTGCGATGTGCGACGGCGTGGCGACTTGGAGAAGCATCTGCTTGAACGACGTGCCGGCGTCGGAGCCGATGAGGCCGGCCGCGGCGAACGCGGACAGCGTGCCCACCGTCTCTTCGATGCTGATGCCGAACTGGTTGGCGACGAGCCCGGACTGCTTGAGGCCGAGCCCGAGGTCGTGCACGGAGCCCACGGCATCCGCGGCGCCGGATGCGAGCAGATCGGCGATGTGCGGAACATCCGCGCCGGATTTGCCGAACTGGGTCATCGCCACGGAGGCGATGTCGGCAGCGTCCGCGAGGCTCATGCCGTCCGCCGCGGCGAGCTCGAGTGCGCCGGCGAGTGCACCGTTGAGGATGTCAGCGGTTGTGACGCCGGCCTTCGCGAGCGCCGTGCTGGCGCCCACGATGTCGGTGGCGGACATGCCGAACTGCTCTGCGAGGTCCATCGACTTCTTGCCGAGCGCGTCGAGCTCGGTCTTCTGCGCACCGGTGACGGACTGGAACTCCGCGAGGTTCCCCGAGAACTCCGTCCATTCCTTGATCGCGAGCCCGATGGCGCCGGCGATGGCGCCGCCGGCGATGAGCATGCCCCGCCCCATATCCTTCGCGGCCTGGTTGAAATACTGCATGCGACGGGCGGCGCCATCCATGCGGCCGCCCGTCGCTTCAGCTTCCTGCCCAAGGCCGTTGATGCCCCGCCGGACAGCGTTGAGCTGCTGGTCTACGCCGTCGAGGATCGCTCTGATTCGTACTTCGAGGGTTTCCTCTTGGGCCACAGCGGCTCTCCTAGGACTTGTTTGGCACCCGCCGCGTCACCCACACGTGCCCGGCCTTTTCCGCCTCAGACACGTCGGGGAACCGCTTGTAGTAGCCGTTCTGCGCTTGGGCGACGGCGAGTGCGGCGAAGTTCATGTATGGCTCGTTCTCCACGACGTAGTGGTACGCGGCGTCGCGGTTGTTCGGGTCAGAGTCCGGCGAGAGCGCTTCGGAGATGAGCTCGCCGTATCGGCCGGTGTCCTGCTCGAGCTCGTCCAGTGCGCGGAGAAACGCGATGTCAGTCTCATCGAACTCCGGTTCGCGCTCCGTGGTGGAGCTGATGAGCCGGCCGGCGTCGTCGTACTCGTACGTCGTCGTCTCGGTGGGCTCCCAGCCCCAGAGGCGGCGTGGGGACACGCCCAAGGCGCGCGCCGCGCGGATGTCAGCGCGCAGCCCTGGCGCGTCCCTCAGCCTTTTTTCAGACCGAACGTCCCCGCCCAGCCGGAAGTCTCGTTGAGCAGGACGATGGCTTCGGTGATGCGGTCGAACTGGCCGCCGTCGAGCTTGGGCCAGAAGTCGGCCCAGTCTGCGGCGTCGATGGTTTCCTCTTCGCCGTCCTCGAGCAGCTTGGCGCCGCCCTCAGTCGCGAAACGCGTGATGTGCTCCACGTGGTAGCCGCGGAGCTGGTCGGGCTTGTTGCCCTCCCGCGGCGGGTTCTCGGCGACGAGCTTGTTCCACACGTGCTGCGGGAGCTGGTAGATGCGGAGCGTCACGAGAGAGTCGTTGGCACGGCGCTCGAGCTCATCGAGCATCGCCTCCTGCTCTTTCGCGGTTTCAGGCTTGAGCCCGAGTCGGGAGTCGTTTTCCGCCGTCGGGTTGAACGTGCCGCGGATCGCCTCTGCGAGGTCGTCGCGGAGCCCGAGGGCTTCACGGTCGAGCACCACGTCAACGTCGCGGTGACGGAACGTAGCTTTGCTGGTCTTGTCCTTGAGCTTCCCCACGGGGGCTCTCCTTCCGTCCGATCCGCCCGCGTCAGAGAAGAGCCCCGCTGGCCGCCCCGGACGGTGGGCGGCCAGCGGGAGATTGTCACGCGATAGCGGCGACGCTGCGCTTCACGGTGCCCTTCACGACAGCCTTCTGCTGGATCGTGAAGACGCTGTTCTTCGCTGGCGCCGTTTTGCGCTGGACGCCGAGCTTGACCGGAATGCAGTCGATCTTGTCGCCGACGACAAGCGTGGTGCTGTTCGCAACCGCGTAGCGGACGACGAGCCAGCCCGTCGAGCCGGCAGTGAGCGCCGGGTACGCAACGTCTGCGGCGTCGCCGAAGACGTACTTGAGCTCCACCGTGTCGGTGACGATGCCGAGCTCCTGGAGCGCCTGCTTCAGCGCGAGCCGGTCGTCTTCGATGATCGCCTCATCGGTGGTGTGGTTCCACCCGTCGCCGGTCAGCGAGTAGGTGATGACCTTGGACGTGCCGGCGTTGACGACGGCCGCCGAAGTCGGGTCGGATGCGATGTTGGGCACCCACCAGACGGTCAGGTTGCCGTCGGTGTTTACGGAAAGCGGGATGTTCTCAGTTGCCATCTGCCTGCTCCTTCACGTCGTCGGCAGACGCCGACTGATCGGCCGTCACGGCGGGCGCCGTGGCGGGGTCCGCTTCCTCGCCGGCGGCGAGAATCGTGTAGTCGTCGGGCCATCGCTCCACCCACTCTTCGGGGATGTCGTCGCGGATGGCGCCTGTGTAGTTGTCGCGGCCACGCAGAGCCATGACATTCCTCCTAAGCGGCACGCGTCGTGATGAGGTCGTACCGGTCGGTCGTGTAAATGAACTCCGGGGAGAAGTCCTTGTCGTGCACGTCGAAGAAAGGCGTGTTGGCGTCGCGCTTGAGCGCCTGCGGGCTCCAGCCCGCCACTGTCGGCCGCCAGCCGGCGAGCAGACCCCACACGAGCCCGGCGAACGCTCGCGCCTGGTTCGCGTCTTCCCCGACACACTGGATCTGGAAGATGAAGTGCATGCGGGTCGGAATCTCGCACGATTGGCGGTCGAACTGGTCGATGCCGGTGTTCGCGTACACGACGACGTACGGCGCCGGCCGTGGCGGCGTGTTGGGGTCCGCCGAGCGGTTGTCTCCGTCGATCACGCTGTCCGCCAGTAGTGCGTGCGAGCGGAGCCGTGCGATGACGGCGGCAGGATGGTCGCGGATCGGGTCAGCCATGTCCTCCCCCTATCGCGTCGCGAAGCGCCTTCCGGACGCCTTCCCGGAAGCCGTCCCACTCGGCTCTGCCGGCCGGTCCGAGCGCCGGATGCGGGCCAGACGTGGGCGAGCCATGCTCGATCACGCCGATGAGGCGCGCTTGCCGGCCGGTCGCGTGCACGGACGCTTCAACCGTGCTGCGCGGCCCGCGAAGCCACGTGTACTTGATCGCCGTCGGCAGGAACGGGATGTGAGACTTGCCGCGCGTCGAGATTGGCTTGAGCCGCTTGCGCGCGTCGTCCTTCACGTTCTTTGCCGAGACTTCCACGGCGGCACGGAGGTTGTCCCTCAAGTCGCCGTAGAGCGCCGAGAGGTACGCGTCGAGCTCCCTGAGCCCATTGACCTGTATCTCGATCATGCGAACCGCTCCAGCACGAATCTGAGCGTGGTGACGTTCGACTGGTTGCCCTGGCCGCGGATCTTGAACTTCTTGCCCACGAGCCCCGGATCGGTCGCCGACGCAATCACCTCGAGGTCCATGCCGTCGTCCACTGCCGCACTCGAGCCGATGGCATCCGCCGGCGTCTCGACAGGCAGCTTCAGGTGGCCCATCTGGCTCGACTCGGCCTGCCCCGGAACGTACGCGGCGTTCGGGTTGCGGTACTGGACCTTGAGCTCGCATTGGCCCTGGTAGACCGTGACAGGCGTGCCCGTGTAGGACAGGGTCGCCTCGTCCCACGTCCGCGCGCCTGGCGCCGTGATCTTCGCCGTGTCGTTCTGTGTCAGCGCCGCCCAGTCGCGGCCCATGCCCAGGAACGCTTGGATGTCCACCATGTCAGCCACGTCCCGTCAGGAACACGGAGGTGCCGAACTCGTCTCGAAGCGCTTCGGCCGCGCGTTCGGGGATTCCCCACCCTGCGCTGCCGTTCTGGTTCCAGACCATCTTGAAGTCGTCAATGCCAACCGAGCTGTACGCGTCGGTTGTGAGCACCTTCAGCTTCTCGATGTTTTGGATGACCTGGGCGGCGAGAGTGATCGTCCACGAGCGCAGCGCCTTCGGCGCGGCGGCGTAGCCTCCCGTGATGCTCACGGTGGCGATGCCGTCGCGCCCGCACACCTTGAAGCCGCCGTCGTACGCTTGCGTCTCGGCGGCGAGCCCCGTGTCCTGCCAGGTGACGCCCACGAGCGACGCGGGCTGCACTGGGAGACGGTAGAACGTCCCACAGCGCAGCCACGTGTCATAGCTCGCGGCGACGGGCGGGTAGACCTGCCAGTGCAGGACTTCGGACCGGAGATGGTCCGAAGCCTGCTCCAGCAAGTCGTCCGCCCACGCCTCATCGGCAGGATCGAACGTGCGCTTCAGCGCGAGCTCGAGGTCGGCCCGGACTGCGAATGGATTCACCACGTCGGGCCTCCCTTTAGGCTCAGGCGTTCGGCAGGTTCAGACCGCGGAGGATGCCGTGCGCGGACTCGGCACCGAACTTGAGGCCAACCTCGCCGTAGAGCTGCGTGTTGTCCGACGCGCCGGTCTTGGCGAGCTCTTCGGCGAAGAGGTGGCCCTTGCCCGGCGTCTCGAGCCACACGGGCATGAGCTGCTCGAGCGTGACGCACACGATGGCGTCCTGCGGCACGGCACGGTCACGGAGGACGCCGAGCGTGCCGAAGTCCGTGATGATCGTGTCGATGTTCGTGCCGCCGAGCGTGCGGCTGTTCTCCTGGAACTGCGAGCCGTAGGCCGTGGAGATGGCAACCTTCTGCTGCGAGTTGACCGCGAGGACCGCGGTGAGCTCGTTGTCGATGCCGCCGTTGTCCCACACGGACTGCGCGAGCGCGTCCACCTGGGCCTTGGTCAGCGCCGTGCCCGAGGTCTTGCGGACCACGATGTTCGAGCCGGTGCCGACGGTGATCGCCGCGCCGCCCGAGGTGGCCGCAATCTTGAACGAGCCGGCCGCCGCGCTCACGACGTAGTAGATCTTGCCCTCAACGATGGCGGCGCCGCCGTTGTTGGAGAAGACCACCTTGTCGCCGTTCGCGAGGGTGTTCGCGACGGTGATGGTGTCCGTCGCGGACGTGGCGCCCGTGAGCAGGGTCGAGCCAGTCGCCTCGAGCTTCGTGGTCTGGATGGCGTCGATGAGGCCCTTGGTCTTGCGTGCCTGCGTGTTGTCGGACGGCTTGTTGTAGTGGCCGTTCCAGAACGAGAAGTTGATGTCCCGCACCATCTGCGTGAGCATCGTCTGGACCTGCCAGTCGAGCTCGTTGACGATGGGGTTCTGCTGGTCGTTGTTGATGCCCGACTTCTGCCCGTAGGCCGCGAGCTTGGAGTACGAAACTCCAACCGTCTCGTGGTGGATCTGGCAGATGTTGGTCACGTTGCCGCGGACGCGGTTCTGTGCCGTCGGAGCGTTCGCGCCTTCGAGCGCGACGTTCTGGCCGGGCTGGCGGAGGTCGTACGTCTCCCACTCGAACTCGGTGGAAGTCGTCTGGCCGCCGCCCTGGTTCATGCCCGAGATGGCAGAGAAGAGCGGGGTCGCGGTCGGGGAGAGCTTGTAAAGCACACCCGTGTAGTTGGGCAGGTTGTAGGTTGTTCCCAGCCCGGTAATCGAACCAGCCATGATCGGCTACTCCTTCATGAGAAAGGCCGCCCGTAGGCGGCCGTGGAGGTGGGTTGCAGAAGCCCGCTTACTTGTTCTGTGCGAACTTCTGGTTCTGCAAAGAGATCTCGAGCTTCCAATCGCCCTTCGCTCGCGCGTCGGCAATCTTCTGGTCGAGCGTCAGCTCCTTCGGAGGGTTCTTTGCAGGGGGCGCCGCTACCTTGCGCAGCCGCGTCTTCGCCGGATTGCCCGGCTGGGTCTTCGCGAGGTACGGCTTCTGCTCAAGCACCTCGCTAAGTCGGTCGGCGATGTCTTCCTCATCGAACGAGCCGTCTTCGGACTGCTCGAAGTCGGAGACAGCGACGAAATGGAGCGCGTCGGTCGGGTCGTTGAAGCCCAGCGAGCGGGCGACAGCCTTGGCTGCCGTCTTGAACGTGGGCGCGGCGAGCTCGGCGCGGGCTTCGGCCTTCGCCTGGGCGCGGATCTGCTCCGGGGTGAGCTCGCCCTCCTTCGGAGCGTCCTTCTGGGCGAGACGCTGCTCGAGCTCGCGGGCGCGGCGCTGCTCGGCCCGCCACTTCTGCTTCATCTCGCGCAGCGCCTTCTTGCCGGCGTCGCCCAGCGCCTCAGCGCCTTCGGGATCTTCGCCGTCGCCGGGCTCGTTGCCCTCGCCGCCTTCGCCCTCGTCGTTGGG